TTATCATCGTTCACTTAATACCATTATTAGTGACGATGATAAAGAAATAAATAGATTACCATGTTGTAATAAAGATTTTAATCACCACTTCTTACAATTTGACATGATCATCTCACAGAGTATTAATGTGAAAAGTATAGATAAGATAAATTTCATGTTAAACTCTCAAGGGTGTCTCTCAGATACAATATTTGATACAGACTCACAGGACTATGTATCTAATCAAAAAGATGTCCTTGCTCGTTCTAAATCATTGAATAATGAGACTCTCAAGTATCCTGTTTTACAATTAAAGCCTGTCACAAAGAAAGTAGAGGTGAAGAAAGGTCTATATAAGAGACCGCACTTTGATGCTACTTTTGAACTATTCAAAACAGCTGGCATTCTCAAAACGGAAAAAGAACTCATTCATTACAGAACGACTTTTGATGAAGTTAACTTTGATTTCGTCGAAGTGTTACCATATTCCATTCTAAGAAGATCATTATTCTCTCCTTGGAAAGAAAAGGAGGATATCATAGTAATACCACCTGGTCATCCAGGAAGTATACTAACAGTAAGTATTCTTTATCCTGATATTGATAAAGTAGTATTGGCGTTGATTAAGAGAGACTCTTTCTTAAGAGAGTCTATTGGTGGTGACAATATTAATGGATATGTCACATTTATCAACATTATAAGGAAATTGGAATAATTATATTGTATTTAAAAACGATGTCCCTGGGATTATCGTCTGATATTTTATTAGAGATATTTCTCTATCTTGATTCTCTGAGAGATATCTCTAATTGTACCTTAGTTTGTAAAGACTATTATCAAATAATCGATGAGAATTATTATAATAATTCTTTCTGGGAAAAGAAGTTTAAGATAAAATTTATTAAATCTCATATCAAGGTCAAACTATCTCACAACAGTTCGCCTGTTCAATTAGAAGTGAGATTAATAGACTATGTACTATCTCGATGTCATTCTAATGACATCGATTGTAAAATTAATTGGAAGAAACAGTATTCTTACTGGTTTCTTGAACAATCTAACCCATTAATTCTTATACAATATAATAGGATCGATATTCTAAAGAAGAAAATTCTAATAAGCAATTATCGTAATGAGAAATTATCAGAGATAAATATCATGACACTGACAGCACATGCTATTAGAAATAGTAGATTAGCAATAATAAAATTACTACTTTCTTATCAGAAGATCAATGCTAGCTTATTATTAACATATATTACAGTATCAGCTAATTCTTCTCTCTTTATTACAGAGTATCTTATTGAGAAACTTAGAAGTTTGTATGATTTAGGAGCCAATCCCATTCCTCCCAAATTAAGGATATCTACACATATTCTCACTTACGATCAATTATATGAGTTGAATATTAAAGCTGCTTATCATGGTAATTTACCACTTTTCAAATACACTATATCACATGGAGTAAGAGAATGTTTTCTTCCTGCTGTAAGTGCGATTGAAAAAGACAGATATAAGATATTACAGTATATACTGTCGAATAATAATTTACTATTTGTTACAGATAGTCTTCTTTATATTGCTGGTAAATATGATGCGAAGGAATGTTGTAAAATACTCCTTTTGATATCAGGAATAGACAAATATCAATATTTATATGGAGCCTGCAATGGATGTCATTTTACTTTAGTTGAAAATTTATTATCATCAGGAAAATATGAGACAGATCATGTTCATATAAATACTTGTATAAATACGATGAGTGGAAGATTCTCATCTGATACTGCAAGACACACTCTCAAGATACTTCGAAGATATTTATTGTAGACAATCTTATGGATAGAATACTCTCAAGATATCTAACACTAAGATTAATATTAATATTATTCTATCATCTATACCAATATTATTCTATCATGTATACCAATGTTGCTTAGATATCATGTATAATATTACTCTATCATGTATACCAATATTAATCTTAGTCTTAGATATCATGTATAATATTGGTATACATGATATCTCTCATTAAATAATAAATTCAGGTCAGCCTGAATTTATCTAAAATACATTAATCGTTATTACACGGAGAAGCAGTCAGTACTAAAATTTTGATACCATCTGATTTTCCTTTTGAGTCTCTATGACATCCTTTATTACATAGTACAGCTTCATTCAGTTCAAGGCTCGTTTTAAGAGAATACGATTTCTCTCTAATTGGTTGTGGAGTAAGAAAGAAACAAGGACATCTATTTATCCTCCCCGAAATACAACCGGAGAGATTACTTCTCGCCTTTGGATGAAACATTAAATATAATACAATATTATGGTACAGTATAATACAAAGGTGTTTCCTTTATAATATTTCCTTTAATTTTAAGGGAAATATTATAAAAAGATTATCGATCGTGTAATAAATGTCGAACTCTATGATAGACTCCACGACCATTCATAATATTAATATTCTCTTCGTAGATGATAATAAATTACTTCAAGGAATACAAATCTCAAGACAACAGATAAATAGTCTGTATTTATCAATAGTTTCATCTCAAGACTGTAACGATATTTTAGCTATTACTGGATATCTCTCCGTTAAATTCAATGGAGAATCGATGGATTCTCCCGCTGAAAAAGTTATCATTAAGATTGACCCATCGAAGATAGAAAGTATTCCTTTTCAGATATCTACTATGGGTGAGACACTTTTGCAGAAAATCACTAATCACATCAATAATATGAACGAACAGGACCTAATAGTGATAGCAGATAGATATCCTTCCCAAGGAATAACACCGAATGGTGTTCCTGAAATAAATACTTTCAATGATTACCTTCCTAACTCACTTGGTCAAAGGGTAATAGATATTTTTATTATATCATTAGCAGCATATCTCGTCTCCATTGAATTATTAATTAATAATAATGAATTCAATGAATTATTACCTTTTCGAGTTAGTCTTCCATTTACTTCTGATAACATATTAACACAAAATGTCTTTAGATATCTCTTATCTCCATGTCAAGCATATATTAATCTTCTCAATAATGATAGTAGTATCATTAGAACAATCATTCAAAATATCGTCGAGTTTATTAACGTGTGGGGTCATTTATTTGAAGAAGGAACTTATCTTGATCGAAATGGATCTCTCATCGAAATATTAGATGGCTATTATTCTCAAATAGTCTTCTTTATCAATAAGATAGAAAGATCAAAGGAGGAATCGGTCCATCTTATTCAGTCTATCAAGGATGAAACAATTAATTCTGTTCAAAAGGAAGTTAATCTCCATAAAAGTATTGTCACCACGCGTAATACTTTCGATCAAAGACTGTCAGAATTAGAATCAAGGGTATCTGATATTGTTGACTCTTGGACAAGAAATTGCGATCCATTTGGAATTTATGATATGTCAGTAAGATTATCAAACATAGAAGGTAGCATACAAGAAATTAAACAACATTTGAAGAAAATATAATTTATTATGGAGAACTCTATTACTAAAAATGCCATCTCTGATAAATATAGTTCTTCCTCTGGTGATACTGGTATCACCATTAATAATGATAAGCCTAATGGCGACAATTATACTAACTCTAATAGTACTAATAGTGTTAATATTGGCACTAACATTATCGATAATACCAGTTTATCTTGCGATAATAATTGTAATAGCAATACGAGAGGGATTCTCACTGTTGGAAAAGAAGAGAAAGAAATTAATAATGATACAAGGATTGGGATCAATCTAAAATACAATAATGGAGACTGGTCTCTCATCAAGAATAGCTACTGGTTAAATAAATATTCTCAAGATGATCCTGGTTGGTTAAAAGCAAGAGAAGGTCTATTAACGGCATCCCTCTTTGACAAAGCAAGTAAGAGTATTAGCACACCAGAAAATAAACTTGGACTACATATCGCTGGAATTAAGAAAGCAATTTATAATGAAGAAGAAACAAGAAGAATGACGATAGGAAAAGTAGGAGAATCTCATGTGAGAAATTGGTATGAAACTACCTTTGGTGTAAGTATCTCTCAAGTAGGTTTGGCTATTCCGGTATGGGATGATAGCATTGGTTGTTCTCCTGACGGTTTAATCGGAGAAGAAGGAATGATAGAGATCAAAATAACTGAGAATATGTATCAGTCTCTTCTTAATTATCAACAGACTTCTATCATGATAAACCCCAACGATTACAGTCATATATTAGAAAGTCATTATGCTCAGATGCAAGGTAATATGGCCATTCTTAAGAGAAAATGGTGTGATTATATTGTTTTTGGATTGAATACTAATAGTATATTTGTTCAAAGAGTCTTATATGATGAAAAATATTGGAGTATCTTGTACAGAAAATTGAGATGTTTCATTGAAGTTAATTTAAAACCTTTACTGTAAATAATGAGATGGAATGGTTATCTGATGAGATTATTCTTCTCGTTATGATTCGATTAAACTTAAGAGATATATACAATATAACTCTGGTGAGTCGGAGATTCAACAGAATCTCGAACGATAATTTCATATGGAAGAGTCTCCTGAGAAATAAATTCATCATTGATATTGACCAATATGTTAATATTAACATATTAAACTCAATAAAAGACGTGTATTATAGATTGTCTTGTGATACTATGAGATGTATTAACATCAGTCACAATGGACATGTCATCGGTTTTATCTGGTTATCTTCAGATGATCTCGTTTGTGATTTTCGTCTCTTTCTCGAGAAAATAGTCTCAGGAATTGTCTTCGTTGGTGTCCTACATCTAACGAAGACTTCAACTATGACCAATATTACTAAGATAATAGATCATAGTAATATTACTATATGTCATGAGAAAGTGATAAGTTTTCTTAACGGAATTATCTGGAATTGTGATATGATTGAAGTCTCAGCTAAGTTAAAATCATTATGTAAGATTAAACGAGGTAATGGTAATATCATAATTAGATGGTTCGAACTTGATATTACTATCAGAGAAGTAATCCGTCATCTTCAAATAATAGATGGTTCATGTAAACTAGCTAGTTTACATGAACCATCTAATTCAGAAGAGGAAACCAGAGTATCTCGGATATTTTCTCTTGATATTGATACTTGTAAAGATACTAATCCGGATATAACTCTAGATGAACCATTCTTTCATTTAGATACAGGCAACACATCATATGTTCCTATTTTTTACATATCTCTTAATTAAAAAAAAACATAGCACTTGTAAATGCTATGTTTTTTTAATATTACCTATATTCGTCGTTTGATTCTATTATATACATCTGCCATATCCCAATCATTGAAATTTGGCACTTTATTATGTTTGTAAGGACAACATTGAGTATTCTGTGTTGATATCATTGGTGTTCCCTGTATCTGTATCTGTATGGAAGATTCACTTTTATTTGTTACACTTCTATCGGAACTACTTCTGTTATGTTTAACATTAATTTCATCGTTATGTATATCAGTAATACTAATTACTGGGTCAGATACTCTGCGAGAATCCATAGCAGTTTCTCTAATTATATTAATTCCGTGATCTTCATTGAATCCATGTGATTTAAGTAACTTACGAGATCCTCTCAATGGATTCTTAAAGCTCTCTTCAATTTCATCCAACAGATGATCATCAGAAATATCTTCTATCTTGGTATACTTTGAATTCTTCTTGAGAACAACAGTGCTATTCGTTTTATCAATCTTATTCTCAACATCGGGAGATTTCTCTTGTAAATCATCTAATTCACAGAGGAAACATGCAATATAATTTAAATGACATTCCTTGTTATTATTATAAGGAATTATTCCTAGTGAATGAGATGAGATACCACCTTTTCGATATTCATCATATAAGGAACATAGTAATGAAGATATTCCTCTCGTTTCTTCGTAATCTTTCATAATAATTCTTAGTTGTGAGATTATCATATGTGTTACCTCTGACATAGGAGGTCCATTAGGACCATCGAATAAATGATCATCAGAATTAAAATAATCACTACTCGCTGAGTATCGAGGTTTCCAATTATGGAAGATGCAATGAATAGTATCTTCTGCGATTAGTTGTTCGACTGATGTTCTTCCACAATAGATCATGGCAGCCATAAATGTTCCATGATAGATAGATTTGATCATGGGAGTTCCAATAGTATGTATTCTATCCGCGTGACAGATTGGGTTCTTAATTTCACCATTAACTAATAACTCTTCTAATATTTCTTTTAATGAAACAGAAGTTACTCGCATTTTCCCTAATGAACTACTTCTAAGTGATGACGAGGTAATCTCAAATAGGGATTTTGTTTCTTCATCTGATGTAAGTGCTGAAATACATTGAAATCCTTCATACAAATGAAGGAATCTTACCGAATAAATGAACCCGATAATGGTTTCTTCGGTAAAACTGT